TTTCCATTTGGAATCTCATTTCTCTGTGGAGTTTTCAAGTGGCCTTTGGTTTCCGGCCTGAGACAAGTATTGCATAGTCTTTGGGACCTTCGCAAGTCCCAAAGACAAGAACTTTTTGTAAGAGGCTGTGAGGCTCTGTGAGGGGCTGGCAGGTCTGGCGTGGGTGATTGGGCCTAGGGCAGGCTGCGAGGCTGTCAGGCGGGCTGCTGGGGCTGTAAGAGGACAAAGAAAAAGACCCCGTAGGGTCTTAGTCTTAGTGGTCTTAGTATTCGTTGGTATATCCATTTTCGGACAGCCATTCCTTAGCGGCGTCCTCACTCTGGAATTCCATCGTTCCCTCCGGAGCGTGGAAGAAATAGGTGGTCTCCGTGTAGAATTCGTAGCCACCTTCGTACTCCGTGTACCGGCTGTACTCCAGTGAGAATTCTTCCGCGCCTTCCGTGTACGGGGTCTTGACGTAGTAGCTGTCAATCTCGTTTTCGTTGCGGTTGGAAGTGTAGGCCATGGTTTCCTCTCGTGGCCGGTGTTTCCGGCTCATGTAAAGAGCATAGCACGATTCTTTTTGGGCGCACAATACCTAAGCCTAAGAACTTTTTGTAAGCTGTAGCGGGCCTCCGGAGAGGCCCGCTACTGGACTAGTTCAGGTGCTCCGTCCAAAGCTTCAGTTCCTGCTCTGTGGTCGCGTAGGTGCGCTCCGTGGTCCCATCGTTGAATCGTACTAGAATTTCGTACTGGGTAAACACGGTGCGCGTGTTGTCCACTTCGTGGGCAATGTAGTAGCCGGTGCCATCCTTAACGGTAAAGGTCTTGACTTCATAGCCGGACCATTCGTCACCGAACAGTTCATGAGACTTAAGCAGAGTAGCCATTGTGACTCCTAGGTTGGGGCTGGTTGGTAGTAACAGCATAAGGGACGGGGCCGCTAGATGCAACCCCGTCCCGCTGCTATTACTTTTTGTAAGTCAGCACGTGCCACGTGCGCGGGAGGTTCACAGACTTAACGATCACCTCATGAGCGCGGGCGGTGGGCCGAGTGTGAACGGTGCGAACGTACCGGAGTACATGCGTACGGTCATAGCGCGGGACCTTGGCCATGTATTCCATGGACTCCCACGCGTCCCCAATGGTCTTGACGCTGCCCTTGCACTGCTTGACTCCCAACGTGTCACAGTCCCACGTATGGGCTGCGGTGGGCGTGTTGGTGGCTGCGGTGGCCGGGAGAGTGGTACCGGCTGCGATAAGCAGGGCTGCGGTGGCTGCGGTGGCGAGCTTAGCAAGGATGTTCATGATTCTCCTGTTGGTTGGTACTGCTTGATTGGTACTCTCAAAGACTATGGGACAGGGAACCTGCTGTCAAATCCCCTGTCCCGCGTGTCTTACGCGTCTTGCAAGGTATCCCACTTGAAGACATGGAACGCGTTAGGGAGAGTGTCAGACTCCACTGCGAAGTAGCCCGCGCCCGCTGGCAGGTTGGCAGGGTAGCCTGTCACTGTCTCCACATAGGACAACATGAGGTTAGGGGAATCCTCTGGGGCGTGGATGTTGGCAGTGTCAATGGTGTTCCACGCGTCCGTCTTGAGCGTGTCAGCCTGCCCGTTGCCCATTGTCTGGGCATCCCAGCATGCATCTTCCTCGTGACAGACAGCCTGAACAGGGGCTGTAGCCTCCGTATCAGGTGCTGGGACAGGCGCACCAAAGGCAATGGAGAGGGACAGAATCAGGGCTGAGAGGATGTTCACGTTGACTCCCTTGTTGTGTGCACCTTGTGTGCATACCCAAAGACTATGGGACATTGGGTCATGAGTCAATGTGTCTCGTGTGTATGTACGAATTTTTTTCTGAGATGACAAAAACTTTTTGTAAGTTTCATTGAATGAAAGTTTCAAGGCCAAAGGGCTAAGAACTTTTTGTAAATGTGGCAGGGCTTGACAGGTGGCCACCGCATGCGGTAGAGTTGGGTGCGGTGCCCATCTCGAAACTTTTGCCCCACTTTTCTGACACCCAGCCCTACCCCCTTTACCGAAATAGCTAAAAAATACTTAGTATAACCAGATGTCAACTTGCAAACCCGCCCCCACCCTGCTAAGCTGTACCAAATCAACTCGAAAGGACCCCATGACTTCCCTCTCCCAAGCCCAAACCCTTGCAGACGCCATCGACACCGCCAAACAGCAGTTCGAGGCCTACATCCGACCCGTCCTTCAGGACTACATCAACTTCATTCCCGAACGCGACAATAGCTGGGAGCAGGTCAAATTCACTGACGCCGAAAAATACAGCTTCACCGAAGTAGATAGCACCTTCTTCATCTTCGAGTCCGAAGAATACTACCAGTACGGTGAGTACGACAAGGATTGTGTGGAAATGCCCCTCGCCTTTGTGGAGGACCCCGAAGCCTTCAAGACAAAGGACCGGGAAGTCCGTGCGGAGAAAGCCAGAAAGTCCACCGAAGCCCAGCGAAAGCTGGCACAAGATGAAGTGATCCGTCTGGAAGCCCAACTCGAAGCCGCCAAGAAGAGGGCTGTCCTTGCGTCGGTGAAATCTGCCCTGAACGGGGACAAGTGACCTCCACGCACCCTTACGAAGCCTACATCGAAAAGAAGGCCGAAGAATACTACACCCAGCAGGCCCATGAGCCCTTCTGTGAAGTGCTCAACCCTCCCGGACCTCCCACGGATTCCAACGGCTTCGTCTATGATGTCTATGTCTTCCCGCACTGTGACTGCTGGCTGACCGAAAACCTCGACAACCTCACCACAGAGCGTAAGTTCGAAGCCTTGCGGAACCTCTCTCACCGGTTCAACCTGCACTCCCCAGTCTGCGGACTGCACCGGAAGACCGCCATCGTCTACCGGAACCGTCCACAGACCATGACCGGCTGGTGCAACTGCTGGCTTTCGGTTGACACCCCCAAAGAAACCGAGTATACTGAACCCATGACAACGGAATTCTACATCCTCCCTCTTGAAGGAGAGCCTAACTTCTTTGACAAGGGCCGGACCTACCCGACCAGACAGGCCGCAATTGACATGCTCGCCTATCAGGGCTACTCAGTCCTCGCGCATGACCCCGGATACTGGGGAAACAGCCTTAAAATCGTCCAGCGGGTAGACACGACACCGCCTCCTGCCCCTGCCGGACCATTCGAAGCTCCCGCTCCGGACCCAAATCTGGCCCGGATCAAGGACAAAGTCGATCAGGTCCGCGCAAATGCCCTTGGTCCGCACCTCGACACCCCGATTTATGACCAGCTTGCCCGAGAATATGACGAGAAGTTCAACACAACGAGCTACTTTGACACTGCTCTCGCCAAGAAACTCGAACAGATAGGAAAACGGTATCGCTAATCCACACCCAGCCGTCGATCCGGTAGCTGCTTATCTAGCCATTGACGAAAAAGTCAACCAAGATCCTAAAACACCGTACCCTCACACGGAGATGGTGCATGATATGGCTGTACTCATCGTCGCCTGCCGAACCCTGATCAGCCAGAATGCCCTCCTTTCGGAGCGTATCGTTGATGCCGAGCGCATTGCGGAGGACGCACAGGTGAAAATTCTGGCCAAAGACATCGAAATCCATGACCTGAAGGGACAAATTTCATGAAACACCCCAACCAAGACGTCATTGACGAGATGTACCGGCAGGTCAAGGCCGGAATTACCCCTCCCCTTGGCAATCTTGACTGGCTGCTGCGGATGGTGTATGCTCAGCAGAAGGTCATGGAGGCCGGTCAGGCACTCATTGAGTCGCAGGCCGTCGGCATCCTCAAAAGGGACATGGAAATCTTTGAACTGAAGCAAAATCCGCTCTCGGAGACCCCAAATGACCCCTAAAGAACCCAACTTGTTCGAAGAAACGGTCGATGTGATCGAACATCACGTTGACCGGGTTGACAAAATCAACAAAAAGGTGGCAAAATGGTACTTTGTACCGTCCGTTCTCGACTTTTTGTATCTTCTGAACACCACAGTCAAGCTTCTCCAAGTTGCATTGACCAGTGCGAAGGTGATAGACTCGTCTGAGCGCCTTATTGCAGACCAAGACCGTGAAATTGCCCGCCTTGAGCGTGAAATCTCCCGTCTGAACGAACAAATCGTATCAAATACCATCAAAAACCAAGCGAAAGAAGAAAAATGACCAACCCTCTCGATCTCTCCCTCACCAGCCTCATCAACACGGCCATTGTTGCCCTTGCCGAGCGCACCGATCCGCTGATCACCCGCGTCAATGAGGGCGGCGTGCTCACGAACGCCGAATCCCATCAGGTTTTCCACGATATGTTCAAGCTGACGACCATCATGAAGGCGTCTGCGTCGGCCATTGAGGCTGCACAGGGCGAACTGGCCGCTCAGGACAAGGAAATCGCCATGATGAAGGTCCTCCTTGGCCTCACCGACTCCCAGAAGGCCGGAAACTGAGCCAACTGACCCCTCAGGAGATTCTGGCGCTGCCGGTCACCGAGGGTAACCGCTCTGACGCCAAAACGGTGGGCCAGTATCTCGTACGGATCGCCGGAAACGCCTTTCTCAACGGGAAACTGGACAAGCCGTTCCTACAGGCCAGCTATTCGGACCCTTTGGTCTTCGCCTTGGCCCATGCCAACCTGATTTGGCTGCGAACGGACGAAAACGGCTTGATCGAGGACTATCCGGATGCCAAGTTCAGGACTATCATGAACAATCTCTTCCATTTCCTCTTCAGCGCCGACTACTCCACCCTTGAACTGCCTCCGGAGCCTAAGGAGTGGTATGTAGTTTGCGTGGAACGTGATACAGGGTCAAACCGGCTCATGACGGACTATTTTGGGGAGGGTTTCACCGAGGAAGAGGCCAAAACAAAGGCCGACGCGGAGAACGAACACTACAACTACCACGCGTGGGTTGCGGTCCACATTCCGGCGTGACCTAAGCCACATAAAAAGTCTGCTATACTAAGAAAACCAACGAAAAGACACTGCCATCCCACTGGCGGTGTCTTTTCTTTTTTCATGGCAAGCAGATAAGGGGGAATCTAGTGGATAAGCTCTATGACATCCTAGGTACCGCTGGATACCCAAGTGGCTTTGTGGGAATCTGCCTGATGCTTTTGTTTTACCTTCGTAAGCAGGAATCGGGGGTCCGTACCGACATCAACGGCTCCCTCCAGAGGCTTACCGCTGAGACTCTTGACCTCAAGGAAGAGATTGACGCGCTGCGAGAGGACATTCGCCTCAAGGAAGACGAGATTGATACGCTACGTAAGGAACGTAGGGAAGCCGAAGACAGGGAAGACAAGCAGAGGCGTCGAGCAGAGGCAGCCGAAGCTAAGCTAGGAGTAAAAGATGCATGATACACCTAATGAGTCAGCGCTTGAAACAAGAATAGCCCAGCTTGTAAAGTATATGAGTATTGGCCTTGTTTGCCTCATCATTGTAGGCGTCATGTCTGGTATTACCTTTGCCAAGGTGAACTCCGAGAAGGATGTTGCCCAGACGAACTCTCAGGTTCAGGCCGAGACCACGAAGCAGTCATCCTTCTGCTCCATCTACCCGGACGATGAGGTCTGCAAGATGGCGCGTTCGATTGCTGCGAACCCGACCCAGACCGTTGTTCCCAAGGACGGAACCAACGGCACCAACGGTCAGGACGGGCGCGGTGTGACGAAGTTCTCCAAATCCGCTGAGGGAGATCTGATTGTCGAGTACACGGATGGCACAACCCAGAATGTGGGCCGTGTGGTGGGCAACAAGGGCCTTGACGGGATCAACGGCACTGACGGGCGCGGAATTCTCTCTGCCGTTGTCGAATCCGGGAACCTGATCATCGGCTTCACGGACGGCACGAGCCAGAACCTTGGCATGGTTGTCGGCCCTGCCGGTAAACCCGGTGCAGACGGGGCCACAGGGCCTCAGGGTGCCCCCGGAGAGGCCGGTAAGGACGGAATCTCCGTGACGGACCTTCAGGTGGACAACGAGGGCAACGTGAACGTCTCCTACTCTGACGGAACGACCCGTCCAGCGGGCCACATCATCGTCAACACCATCCGCGCTGTCTCCTGTGAGGTCGATACCTTGACACTCACGATGGCTGACGGCTCTACACTTTCAACGACTGCCGACTGCACACCGGACAGCGCACCCGTTGATACCACAGGTAAACCCACCACAACCCCCTAGGAGCTACATTGGAAGTACTTCCAGTCGCTATCACGGCTATTCTGGCCATTTTCTCCCCATTCATCAACGCCTACATCAACAAGGTTACATGGTCCGCGAAGACCAAGACCGTCGTTGCCATGGCTGTCTCCCTTGTCATTGCCGTAGCCTACCTTGGCTTCTCGGGCATGATCGGTGACTGGTCCCAGCTTGCGGTAGTTGCACCCATGGTGTACTCCTTGCAGCAACTCGTGTACAACTTCTTCGTGAAGAACATTGCGACGAAGTTTGAGGCCGTCACCGAACTTGGTTCGCTTGTTTTGACAAAGAGCGAAGAAGCTGGTAAGGTTGATGTCACCTCTGACGCCACGATCAACGCCACCGGTGACAACGTCACCGTTGACGCTCCTGTTCAGGTGAGCACATCGGACACTGACCCGAAGCACCGCGCATAACATCCGCACACAGAAGACCCCCTCCACAAGAGGGGGTCTTTGCGTTTTCGGGCAGGGGATGGTAGAATTTATCCATGACCGCATACAACTACACGTTCCAGACCCCGCACCATTCCTACGATCTGGTTCCGGACCCTCTCGACCCCAACACCGTCCGTGTCCAGTCCGAGTTCAAGGATTCGATTGAGGATTTCCTCAACACCCTTGAATTGTCGGGCCGTGCCGATGACGAGGATTTTGCTGCACTCACCATTCAAGAAGGACAGAACACCTATGACACCTACTGGTACACCGAAGTCTCCAAAGACGACCTCGCCCTCTATTTCCAGTTCGAAGTACGTTTCTTCATGGGGACAGTCCCAGAAGACTAAGCCGGAGAAGCGCACCTTCTCGTATTTCACCGTCGCTGCGCTGGCTCTGTGGGTTGTCGCCTGCGTGGTGGGCTTGATTGGCTTGTTCGCTGGATCTGTGACCGCCCTGATCGCTGCCGTCATCATTGCCATCTGTTCCACGACCTCTGCCGTCCTGTCTTTGAGAGAGTAAATGACCACAACATTCAACCGCCAGCCTGATTACGAGAACTGGCCCCAAGATGAGTACTTCGACGCCAAGCGCTCCCGGCTGGAGTCGATTCAGTTGGAGTATGACACCACTGGCTCACTGAACGAGCGGGATTTCGCCTACGTCATGGGCAAGAACAAGCAGTTCTGGTGCCTCTTTGACTTCTCAACGAATGAGCGTCTTCGCGTGGAGACGGAGCTTATGTGCAAGGACATCGAGATCGAGGAATTGAAACGACAACTTAAGGAAGCCCATGGACAATGATGAGAAGAGCAGTATCGCAGATCAGATGCGTGAGATCCGGAACACGACAAACGTTATCAGGAACACCTTCGAGAAGACCGGCACCATTAGTGCCGAAGACCTTGACTTCCTGATCGGCAGGGCTGTCCGATACACCATCATCCGCGAGATCGCAGACTCGGATTGGGCACGCTGGCGGGTGGATGTCCTCACAAAGGATATGGAAATCGAGGAACTGAAGCGACAACTCAAGGAGAAGAGTGGCGACACCCTCTGAAAACAAACCCGACCCTGTTGTCCTGCCCGTTGACCTGCTTGACGGATTCTCCGGCCATGCGCTAGAGTTTCTACTCAATGCGGTAAAAGAAAATGAAGCCAAGCGAGAGAAGGAAAAGATGGAAGAACAAGATCTTTACTCCGGAAGCACCAACCTCCGCTCAGTCCTTGAGCGCGGCGAAGAGTACGAGGCCGACTGATGAGTGAAGTCCAGTACACCCTCAAGGCCTTCCGTGATGACCAGATCGGGGCCATCCATGAGAAGGATGTCACACCTCTCGACAATCACAAGGCCATTGCCAATGAGATTGCCGAGCGTTTCGGACTGGGTGCCTTCGTGAAGGAGACCATTTCCGGAAAGTTCATCTATGAAGACGGGGAAATCTTGACCTACTTCAGGTTGACACCGCTCCGGAACTAGGGTATATTAGAAGTATCAACCCGACGAACAGGAGATAAAGTGAATGTTGAACTAAAGGTGTACCGCGACGACAAGGCCCAGCCGGTCGCTGTGGAGACCGTTCCCGAACCCTACGGCCCGCGTGCCGACGCTCTCTCCAAGGAGCACCACCTAGGGGCCTTCTTCAAGGAGACCGTTCGCGGCGAAATCCTGTACGAGAACGGCATGATCTTCGTCCTCCCAATCACCGACCAGAAGGAGAACTAAAGTGGCAACTCAGTACACCATGACCGTCGAAACCCTCTCTCGCGGCGTAGAGCCGTTCACCGACACCTTCAGTGAGATGAGGGAGGAACTGGCCCATCTGGAGACCTCTCCTGAGTTCAACCTTGGCCCCCGCGTAGGCACCCGCAAGGCCGATGACTGGGACGTGTATGGCGGAACCCGCTATTACTACTACCACAACGGTCGGATCACCGTACGAACCCGGTACCACCAGTTGACCACCGGCCAGCGAACGGGCGCACGCTCATACAGCACGCCTGCCGCTGTCATCCGAGCACAGGCCGAGCACTACAAGTGATCCAACTCATCCGGGTCTACAAGGACGAGCGGGTCATCCACGCGGAAGCCTATGACCATGACGAGTACCCGCCACCACTGCCTGAACATCTGCGTTGCCGGTGTATTCCGTCTCCGGTCTGGCGGGCGAGAGTGTCAAAACTCTCCCACGAAGCCGACTACGATAAGATCACAGTCGCGTCGATCTACCCCACACCAAAGTAAGGACCCATGAAAACCGAAAAATTCGTCTACCGGTATATGACTCCAGACGGGTCAAAGGGACCAGCCTCTGACGACGGTATAGCCCTCGTCGCGCTTAACGCCTTTGTTACCCGCCTGAAGCTTGATGGCCGTACCCACGAGGCAGACAAGAACCTGTGGACCGGCAAGACCCTCAAGCAGGAGCAAACCGGCAAGAACGCCTACAGGGCCACCATCATCTTCACTAAAAAGTAAAGGACTATATGAGTTTTCAGATTGAAAAAGGCGACCTCTTCAACCCGATGTGGGAGTTCGACGCGCTAGCACAGGGCGTCAATTGTCAGGGTAAGATGGGCGCGGGCATTGCTGTGGAGTTCCGCACCAGACACCCGCAGATGTTTGCCGAATACAAGAAGCTGTGTGACAAGCACAAGGACATCCTTCCGGGCCTGATCCATGTGTACAACCCGTTCCCCACTATGGTGCCGGAGTATGCCCCGGAAGGCTCTGACGGCCCGTACGATGTCACCATTGACTTCGGCACGACCATCTACAACCTGTTCACTCAGATCATGCCCGGAAAGAACGGTGACTATAAACTTCTGAAGTCTTCGGCTCTTTTGATGCTGATGGACGCAGAGGCTCAGGAGTTCGACTCCGTTGGCCTTCCATGGATCGGCTGTGGCATTGCCGGACTCGAAAAGCACAACGTGGAACACATTCTCCACGAGATTCTGGATGAGTCAAGTGTGCAGTTTGTATTGGTGGAGCAATAGAGAAAGGATAGCCTGTGGAATTTCTGCTTTTCCTGCTGTATCCGGCAGGAATTGTCTCCTTTGTCGGTGTTGCGTTCCTGTATCTCCGGTCCACTCACACGGCCCAGAGGGCGCTCACAATCGCCAAGGCACACATGACCCCAGCGGAGGACATTGCGAAAGGCTACGCGGCTGTGGAGGCTTCTGTGAAGGCTCTGAGGGCTGCTAAGGAAGAAGAGCAGGCCCTGTACGAAGCAGAGTGGGAGAAGCAGTTCTATACCCCTGAAGAGTATAAGGAACTTCTCGACAAGCGCCACCATGAGAAGATGCTCTCCGATCATAAGATCAAGTCCAGATTCATCTCTGCTGACAAAATCAAAACGGTCAGTGCTGTGCAGGAAGATCTTGTTCCTGATGGGCCTGAGTGGGTTCCGCTTCCCGGTGCACGGCACAAGGAGCCTGAGGAACTGACGTACTCCCAGCGCCGTATCCAGCGTGCCGGTGCGTTTGTACGAGCCGACGCAAGCACATCTGCCTCCGTCTACGGTGTTGCTGAGGGCGGGTCCGTGGTACGATTTGACGGATACGTCCATGGTGAGACTGTGGCAGGGAATGATGTCTGGTTTGTCTACATCGGTCAGCATTCGAACCTGCCCAAGTACATCCACTCCGTTGCCACCACAAACCGGTCCACTTCAGGGCTGAAGGATCTGACCGAGTACGATACGGTCACCATGAAGAGCCTTGACGGGACCGAGATCCGAACGTCCAAGATCCCCAACGGTGGCATCACCATGGGCAGCACCTACATTCAGATGCCTAATGCTGCTATCCGGAGCAGACAGGCAGAGAACTTGAACCCGGATCAGGTCAGAGAACTTGAGAGGCAACCTGCCATTGTTAAGAACTATCAGGAAGACCGCCGTAACGGCAAGTACGACCCGGTTCCGAAGGAGTTTATTCCTTCCGCTGTCAAGAGAGTCAAGTCTAAGTGAGGGCACTTGTTACTGGTTCCCGAACATGGGATGACCCGCTGACGATCTATAACACGGTCAAGGAATGGTGGGAGGCTTCCGGACGGCCAGAGAAGCCCACACTGGTCTCCGGAGCCTGCCCCAAGGGTGCTGACGCCCTCATGGAGTATGTCTGGAGCCGCAACGGCTGGCCGGTCGAACGGCATCCGGCAGACTGGGACCGTCTCGGGCGTAAGGCAGGCTTTGTCAGGAATGCTGAGATGGTCCGCAGCAACCCTGATGTACTTTTTGCGTTCATCCGGGACAACTCAAAGGGCGCGACACACACGCTGAGACTGGCAGAACTGGCCGGTATTCCGGTCATTGTCAAGAGAATGTAAAGCATTTTGAATATATACGAGGGTATGGTACACTTGTGGAAACGCAACTAAGATTTTAGAGGACTCATGAAAGAGAACAGACTGGTCAAGGCGTACACCGCCGCATGGAGATGGCCGGAGGTTTACACGACCTCACCGTCCCTGATTTGGACGAGCCGTGCCATTGCGGTACTGATACCAATGTCCTTGGTTGCCATGACGGCGATCATTGGCGTGCCTTTGTTCGGGCCTGTTGTCACAGCAGCCCTTTCATTTGTGCTTGTTGTCATCATCGTGTTGGTAACCGTTCAGATTTTCTACCATGAGTACGATACGGTAGAGGATTTCCAGACCCGAGAGAACCGGATCAGAGAATTCTTCCATGGATTCCCGTCGATCACGGACATCCCTCTCATTGAGCTTGAGAAGGATGAATGGGTGGCCTACGGACATATTGCTCCGGAGGATTTCATCACGGCCATCCGGCAGGTTCTGGATTCGGTGACGGATGACCCGTCCAAGTCTTTGGACCTGCTCTTCCTGACCGAATCGGTCGGACACCTGTATGCGTCCTTCAGGAACCCTGAAGAGTCGCATTGGGGGGATGGTCTGGAGTTGTGTAAACCCTCAGCGGAGAATTGCTTCCCGATCACCCGCCTCAGTCTCTAGTTGACATCCCCTCCGTTGTACGGTATGCTGTAAGCACCAACAACGAGAGGGGTTTTCAATGTTCAAGAACAACCACAAACCACGCACGGCAACCAAGTCCCAAGTCGAGGCGCTTGCCAAGAAGCTGAACGTCGAAGTCGATGATGAGACGGACGAGAACTACATTTCGATCTTTCTGTACACGCCCAAGGGCATGCGTTTCAAGGCCACCGAGTGCCATACGGCAGCTACCTCCTTTTCCCGCGCACAGCCGGGCGAGCCGTCCAACCAGTATGCTGGCAAGAAGCCGGAGGGCTGGGGATGCTGCATGAGCGATCTGGAGTTTGGCGTGGAAGAATGCACCAATCCGAACTGCGGCTACTGCGAGCGCGGACTTATGAATGAATAGGAATATATGATTTCGCTAGAACTTGCTCTTATCCTTGCGCTGATCGCGCACTTCGTCGGGGATTACATCATCCAGAACCAGTGGATGGCCGACGAGAAGACCTCCAAGTGGCTCCCAGCCCTTGTGCACGGCTTCACCTACACCATCCCGTTCCTCTTTGCAACGCACTCCGTTGCGGCCCTGCTGGTGATCGCCTTGACCCATGCTGTCATTGACCGCTACCGGCTTGCCAAGTACCTGATCTGGTTCAAGAACCAGATTGTCCCGAAGAGCGCACGCTACAAGTGGAACCCGTCTTTTGAGTCAAACGGTGTCCAGATGCCCAACAAGCTCAACAACACGGCCACCGGCTTCCCTCAGTCCGTTCCACCGTGGATGTCCGTCTGGCTGCTCATCATCGTTGACAACACCGTCCATATTGTGATCAACACCCTTGCCATCATTTTCCTTGGGCACATCTGGGTCTTCTGAGTTGACAACCAACAAGTAAAGGATTAGACTACAAACATAATGATTACCTTCAAAGCAAAGACCGCAACCGGCGAGATCATCAAGTCCGCCCTCTCCCCATTTAATTTTCCCGCTGGCGAAGCCCACATCAAGCGTGAGGACCAGCGAGAGCTTGAACCCACCGAGATCGCCATCATCCAGCCGTCAGCAGATTCCATTCACGATGACCTGTTCGCCCTCTCCATGTGGGTAGACTATATCACCCGTCTGGATCGTGAAGCCAAGAGAGAGGGAGGCGCGGAGACCCGAACCGTTCTCATCTTGCCGTATATGCCCGGAGCACGTGCTGACCGTGGCAATCCGTTCGGCCTAAGCGTCTACGCCCGCTTCATCAACGACCTCTACTTGCATCAGGTCATCGTCTTTGACCCGCACTCTGAGGTGACTCAGGACAGTCTGACTCCTTTTGAATCGCTGACTGTCGTCCACTCGGATGAACTCTTCGACCAGAAGCACATGCGGGCCGTACTGAACCAGTATAACGGCATCATTGCTCCTGACAAGGGTGCAGCTTTCCGCGCTGCTGCTGTGGCCAAGGTTGCTAATCTTCCGGTCTTCACCGCCAGCAAGAACCGCGACGAAGCCACCGGCAAGCTCTCCGGTTTTGCCATTGAGGGCCTTGACCCTGACGGAACTTACCTCATCATCGATGACATCTGTGACGGAGGTGGAACCTTCCTTGGTTTGAAAGAGGCGTCTGGTCTTGGTTTCGGCCAGATTGACTTGTACGTCTCCCATGGTGTATTCTCTAAAGAGGCCCTGCACAATCTCTCGGAGAACTTCGAGTATATTTACACGACCAACTCCTATAACCCGGAACGAAAGCTTGTCCCTGAGGCTTACGTGAATGATGATCATTACGAGGCGTTCCGCCGCTTCGATGTCATCCGCCTCCTGCTTTCCAAAATCAAGTAAACTAACGAAAGGCTATTACCATTTTCCTTCTTAACCCGCTCCTGAACACCGACTCCTATAAGCTCTCCCACTTCCTGATGTACCCGGAGGGCTTCACCTACGGCGAGTCCAACTACACCAACCGCAAGTCCCGTATCGAGGGTGTCAACCACGCCGTCAACTTCGGCCTTCAGGCTTGGCTCAAGGATCTCACCGAAGCATGGGACCGCTTCTTCGCAGCCCCCAAGGCCAAGGTCATTCAGGAATACAAGGACAACATCGAGACCTTCGTCTCTCCCGGCTTCACCCTTGAGCACGTCGAGGCCCTGCACGATCTCGGCTACCTGCCGCTCCAGTTCGCACAGGTTCCGGAAGGCACACTTGTCCCCATCGGCGTCCCGTCGATCCTGATCCGTTCCACCCATGAGGATTTCGCATGGCTGGTCAACTACGTCGAGTCCGATCTGTCCGCTGGCATCTGGCACACGTCCACGGTCGCTACGATTGCATGGGATCTTCGCCGCGTCTTCGAACAGGCGGCAAAGGAAACCGGTGGAGCTACTGAGGCCGTTGATTTTCAGGTTCACGACTTCTCCTACCGTGGACAGGTCAACCGTGAGGCAGCAGCAAGCTCCGGTGCAGCACACCTGACCTCCTTCTTCGGCTCTGACGCTGTTCCGGCTGTTCCGTGGGTGAACCACTACTACCCCGGAGACAACGGCCTGATTGCGGCCTCTGTGCCTGCCACGGAGCACTCTGTGATGTGTGCCGGTGGTGAGGAAGACGAGATTGAAACCTTCCGCCGCCTGCTCAAGCAGTTCCCGTCCGGTATCCTGTCCGTCGTCTCTGACACGTGGGACTTCTGGAAGGTTGTCACGGAGTACCTGCCTGCCCTGAAGGATGAGATCATGGCACGTGACGGCAAGCTCGTCATCCGTCCGGACTCCGGCGATCCTGCCGACATCATTGCAGGCACTGCCCGCCATTCCAAGTACATGCCTCTGACTCCGGGAGGCCGTGCATATCTTCAGTCTCAGGGCATCGACCCTGACGCGGAACTTAGCGCTGAAGAGAAGGGTGCCATCGAAGTACTGGCAGAGACCTTCGGTACGACGAGGAACGGTCTTGGTTACCACGAACTGGACTCCCACATCGGCCTGATCTACGGTGATGGCATGTACAAGGGCCGCATCAAGGACATCAACTCCCGTCTGAAGGCCAAGGGCTTCGCGTCCACCAACTGGGTCGCTGGCATCGGCTCCTACGCCTACCAGATGATCACCCGCGATTCTCTCGGATCTGCTGTCAAGATGACCTACGTTGTGGTCAACGGTGAGGGCCGGAACATCCAGAAGAACCCGAAGACCGACGACGGTACCAAGAAGTCCGCTACGGGGCGTCTGGCAGTGTGCTACATGGCCAACGGCAACTTGTACCGGATCGAGAAGGCCACAGACGAACAGATCGCCAACAGCATTATCCAGCCGGTCTGGGAGAACGGCAAGTTCCTCAAGGAGCAGTCCTTCGCCAACATCCGCGAAACGCTGAAGCGCAACACTGGCATTCTTGAGAGGAACGGTAGCCTTTCTTGAAAACCATTGACTGGCTTGATATTATTTGGGGTGTCCTCCTGATTATCCTAGCAATCAAGTGGTTCCCTGTCATCGGAATCTTTGGCACCCTTACGGTTGTCATGGCGGGTATCAAAATCGGCACGAGCTTCGTTGACAGGAGCATGAATGGCTGATGAAATCGAACCGCTGCTGCCCTTTGCTCCGGCATCGTGGATCAACAACAATCCGTGGGATGGGCAGGCAGAGAAAGTCCTCTGGCTTCTGACACCCATGGAACTGGAGGTAACCTCTCCGGGAACCATCGTGACATCCATCATGGGTGACACGAAAATCGTTGGGGCACAGCACATCGACACAGACACCCGCTTCGGATATACTGCTTACGGGCTGACCGAAGATCAATTCAAACACTAGGAAACAATGTTCAGAGAACCAAAGACCGACGTACTGGTAGTTGGTGACGTGCACGGCAGCTTCAAGCAAATGGAAAAGGCTATTCGGCATGCCAAGGAACTGGGACTCGACACGATCTTTCAGGTCGGGGATTACGGTATCTGGCACAACGACAAGCCGTTCCTGAACCAGCAGCAGCACCTTCTGGAGCAGTGGGGCATCCAGCTTCTGTGGATCGACGGAAACCATGAAAACTTCCCGAGACTCTACGAAAAGAAGATTCTGGATGACGGCACGCGGTACGTGCGTGAGAACATCACTCACGTCCCGCGTGGCTACCGGTGGCAGTGGCACGGCCTGACCTTCATGGGTCTTGGCGGTGCCGCCTCCATCGACCGTAAACACCGCCGCGCTGGCTACAGTTGGTGGCCTGAGGAACTGCTCACCGTTGAGGATATCCTGACGGCTCAGTCGGGCGGTCCTGTGGATGTCATGTTCACCCATGACTCACCGCGTACGGCCCCTAACTCTGTCACGGATGACCTTCGCGGCCAGATGGAAGCCATTGAGTACTTCGGGGAGGATTCCCTTGCGTACTGTAACGACCACCGTGACCGGCTGGCTGAAGTCACAAACGTGACCACGCCAAGGCTTCTGATCCATGGCCACTACCACATGTCCATGTATGGAACCTACGCCCACGAGGACGAGAACCAGACCGTTGGTGACGTTCGCGGACTGCATCAGGGCATGTCGTCATTGAATAACTACACCATGCGTTTCAGCTTCGATGAGGCCAAAAAGCGCATCGAGGAACTTGACACGATCAAGAAATAAGTGGTATACTGGAAGCACAAAAGGAGTGTATATGTCAACAGATAATAACCTTCCTTCTCTGTCTCCGGAAACCGTACAACAGTTGGTGGCCCTCAGGGATACAGACAAGGAAAAGTTCTACGCGCTAGTCATGGCGATACGAACCCGGAACTGGCCCCTGAGGGCCATTGCTGAACCACTCGGGGTATCCCGAACCGCAGTACAGGGGTGGGAGAGAAAATACAACCACATCCCCCTACCTGAAGTAGAATGGATGCCGACACCGCCTCCCAAGGAGCGAACGAGCGGCACAGTAAGAAAAACCCTCTCCGACGAAGAGTGTCAGGCTCTCCGGGAACTGGCTGAAGAAGCCTCAACAATCAGACGACACACAGACCAGAACGCACCAGCACGTCGTTCGGCAGTCATTCTGGAATCAAAGCTGTATACTTATCACGTCAACGGAATCACCTTGACACAATTGGCCGAAGCGTGCGGAGTATCCCGCTCAGCCATAGCACAGCGACTCAGGAAGTTCAACTAATGGCATTCACCATCGACGTACAGCCAGCAGCATTCATCAATCTGGATCTGTTTCCCGCCAAGGTTTTCATCAGCGTGGGAAGTTTTGAGCCAAAACACGAGGAATACCGTGTCATCGTCACCGACAATTACCTCTACATCATCGATGACACCATAGACGGCCCGAAAGCCCTTGTCTCAGAACCTCTACAGGGGTTCTCAGGCACTAACAAGACCGGATACACCGTACAGACCGGGGACGGGCTATACTTCATTGAACGCGCCCTCAACTGTGGCTGTGGTTCCCGTCTCCGAGGCCTTCACCCGTTTGCCGGTGTACCATTTGTAGCACAACTAGGAAAGTAAAGGAATATACATGGGTTTCGCCACACCTAAGGCCCCCAACTTCGGAATCATTGGCAAGGTCAGCACAGAAACACCAGTCCAGTTCGGCTGCGTCTACTGTCTGCACGAGAATCTGGAAGCCCCCGCAGAGAACCACGTGGCCTATATGTGGCAGGGAACGAGTATGTGCGCTTCCCACATGTCCTCCAAAGTCTTCAACCCGGTACAACCTCAGGCGGCACAGTGAACAAGCTCGTAACATTGGCAAACGATATCGTGGCAACGCACCGCTTGACCAAGCTGGTCATGGATGATAAGATCACAGAAGACTTCAGGAACTACATCTTTGAGAAGTTCCCGAGAGGTTCGAAGATCTCCTACCTGATTACGTGCCCATGGTGCGTATCGATCTGGGCAGGAGCGGCCATCTTCACCTTGCGGAGAATTGATCCGAAGACCGCTGATATCGTCTCTGGAACCTTGACAGCTTCATACCTGACGGGAACAGCATACACTAGAGGTCTATGATGTCATGGTAGAATTGGTGTAAACGTACTCAATTCTTCCCGGAGATGACATGGCCTCATCGATTTTTGATAGAAGAAACTCTAAGCCTTCTGATGAGGCAATTGTTCCTCAGTCTTACAACGCACCACGACCGCTGACAGCTTCCGCTGCGCGTGTCGATATGAAGAACAAAAAAGAAGTTGACGCTATCAATAAGCGCCGACAGGCAGATAAGTGGCAGCAAGAGGCGTGGGAGTACTATGATCTTATTGGTGAGATCAAGTACACCGCGAACCTTGTTGCCTCTATCATGTCCAGAATCAACCTGTATGTAGGGTATGTGGACAAGAGCGCCAATATCCCATCCGAGATCAGTCAGATGGAAAAGCTCGACCCAGAATTCGTCCAGCAGGCAGAGGATATCCTGTACCTGCTTGAGTCCGGCAACGGTGGTACTTCCGGCCTGCTCCGTAACGCTGCACTGAACATGTTCGTCACAGGCGAGTGCTGGCTGGTCCATGAGCCTGCCAGATTCACCACCGGAGAACAGGCCAAGTACCAGATCCGTTCCGTCGAGGAAATCACCACGACATCAGGACGCAACGCTCAGGTCGCCATCAAGCCGCGACGTGACGCCAAGCCTGCCGAGTTCGTCAGGCTTCCAAACAACGGATTCATTTCCCGTATCTGGCGCAACCACCCACGTTACTCTGATGAGGCGGATTCCTCCCTTCGCGGCGTGCTGGACATCTGTGACCAGCTTCTCCTTGTAGACCGTACCGCATCTGCCACAGCCAAGTCAAGGCTCAACGGTGGTCTCCTGTTCGTCCCTGACGGCCTCTCCAACGTCACCCAGAGTGAAGGGGAGATGACCGAAGAGGGCGAGACCCCTCTGGTGGCTGAGGACGTTGAGGATTCCTTTGAGGAAGAACTCATTACGGCCATGGTCACTCCGATTGAGGATGTCGGCTCTGCGTCCGCTGTTGTTCCTCTCGTGGTCCGTGGTCCCGAGGATCTGGGCGAGAAGATTGTCCACATCAAGTTTGAGCGCTCTTTTGACCCACAGCTTGCCGCACGTGCCGAGCGCCTGCTTGAGCGTATCCTTGGTGGGCTGGACATCCCCAAGGATGTTGCTGCCGGTATGTCCTCTGTCAAATACTCAAACGCTATCATCATTGAAGAGCAGCTTTACAAGGCCCACATTGAGCCGCTGATCCTTATGATTGTTGACTGCCTCACCATTGGGTTCCTCCGTCCGGCTCTTCGTGCACAGGGAATCTGGTCTGAGGATCAGATCAACCGTGCGGTTGTGTGGTATGATCCTTCAGCGATCACAGCCAAGCCGTCCAAGGCTGAGGCTGCTGTTACACTCTACGGTATGAAGGCAATCTCCGAAGGTGCTCTGCGCCGTGCTAACGGCTTCACCGACTCTGACGCACCGACCCAGCTTGAGCGTGCACAGCGCATGGCTGAAGAGCGTGCAGCGATTTCCGACGCAATGTCTGAAACCCTCATGAACTCCCTTATTCCGGAGGAACTGAAAAATGAAGCAAAGGATCAAGCCCTTGCAATGTCTGATCCAGCGAGTGCCAATGCGCTGCAAACCGCTCTAGGTGGTGACCCAGCGGCGGCAGGAGCACCGGCAGGACCGGCAACTCCGGCTGGGTCTGATACAATAGAACAAACACCAAGTAATGAGCAAGCCCCTCCTACACTGATGGAGCCGTAATACATGGCATGGAACATGAGCGCTGCGAAGCGCCGAGCACTCGTAAAGCTACAGCTTCGAGATAAAAAAGGTCGATGGATCGAGATGGGCAGGGGAGTAAAATGGTACTCTTCGAAGTTCAAAAAGGAGATCTCCGGAGAGGTTGTTGACGGTGAGGGCGGCAACGCCATTGTCCGTCTGAATAAGGAATTTGGCGGCAAGGTTGTCTCCGTTCCTGCCCACAACATTGAGGTTATCGAGTCCAAGGCTGAACTTGACCTCAACGGAGGAAAGTCCAAGGCAGATACCCCTGAGTTTGAGAAGCCGAAGGCTGTCTCTGACGCGCCTGCTGCACCTGTGGCGGACGAGTCCGGGTTCATGGGCAAGAAGCTCAGCGAGGTTTCCGCACAGGACATGGCCAAGATGCCTGCCGGTACCCGCCTTACTTCTGACAAGGACGTTGCAACCTTCACCAAGGGTGAGGGCGACAACTGGAACCACATCCTCTCCAACGGAACCCCTTCCGGCACTGTGTCCTCGTCAGCCATGGTCAAGAACGCTGACACCTTCCAAGACCACACGTTTGGTGATGGAAGCAATGAGCCTGATCCGCACGACGAGAAGATGCCTCTTGAAGAGCGCACCTACCCGAACGCTGTTGACGAGAACGATGAGAACAGCTACAAGTCCACCAAGACTTCTGACGGCAAGTTCTACTTTGGCCGCGCCGATCAGGAGGGCATCTACACGCCTGCCCGAGATCTTCAGGTTGGCGACGAACTGATTGCACCTGACGGTACGGACGACTCCAAGCCGTTCTCCATCGGTGCCAAGTGGAACCGTCGTGGTGTGGAGCGCGTTGCAGAGGGCAAGGGTCTCGGAACTGTCGAGTCCATTGTCCCTGACCGCTATGCCATTGTCAGGCTTCCTGAGGGCTACATGGCCCCGGACGGACGCGAGACGGTTACCGTTGGTCTCCGTAACGACATCATCAAGGCAACTCCGGGTCTGAAGAAGTCCCTTGAGTCTGCCGGTTACAAGTTCAACTCTGACGGCTCATCGGATGGTGCTTCCAAGCCTGCCGCTGATCCTGTTGACAAGCCTGTTGACAAGCCTGTCGATGTTGAACGTGACATCATGGATTCCCGCCGCAAGAACAACAACGCTGCCAAGGTCTCTGCTGCTCAGCAGGGAGACAAGCTTGTTGCCGAGCGCCCTGAAGGTGCCCTCACGTTCACCAAGACCGGTGACAACCAGTGGGAGGATTCCGATGGTGGCTCCGGCCTGACCGATGAGGATGTCACCAACACTCCGATCACCCTCAACGCGTGGACCCCCGCTCCGATGGTCGGCAAGAAGCCCGTAGAGGCCCCTGCAAACGCTCCGGAACCTTCCAAGGCCAACGTGTCGCTGGAAGACCTTGAGAAGCAGGCCAAGGCTGACGGAGACACTGTTCTCTACCATGGCGGTCTACCTGAGGGTACAACCCTCGATAACATCGACCTCAACCGCAACGGAAGCCAGCAGAACAAGCGTGGGCAGTCCTTCGGCGGATTCTACCTCACCGACGAGTCCTCCAAAAGCTGGTCTGACAAGTACGCCATGGAGCGTAACGGTGCCATGCACGGCTTCGCCATCGACAAGAACGCCCGAATCGATGACCGTGGAAGCCAGCAGATCGACCGCCTCTCCGAACAGGACCGTGCGGAAGCTGCCAAGAGCGCCGATGTCATCAAGGGTAAGGACCTTCTCGGTCGTACCCAGTATGTCCTCCTTAACAAGGATGTCGTCAAGGGTGTTGGTGAGACCAACCTCAAGAACGACAAGGAATCCGGTACGGCTCCAAAGCCCGTAGAGGCCCCTGTAAGCGGCCCGGAGGCCGGAAACGAACCGGTGGAGCCGAACGCTCCTGCTGAGCCGTCAGAGGCCTCAAAGAAGGCCGCTCAGCCTAAGAAGATGTCCAAGGCTGAGAAGGATTCTTACGCCCCTGACTACATCAATAAGAAGAAGGCCGGTGAGCCGTACCCAAGCGGGGCTGACTGGGAGTCTGACCACTTCATGCCTGAGGATGCTAAGCGTCTTCCGGTGGGTACCCTAGTCTATGGTACTTCTGAAGATGATAAGATGCAGTTCGCGGAGTATGTGAAGCTTGCCGATAACAAGTGGATCGGTGAAGACAACAGAATCATCGATGACAGTTCCATGGGAGATGGACAGTACCCTCAGGCTATCTTCCTTCCAAGCAACCCCAACAACAAGATCACTCCTGAAGATCTCGCCGCAGACATCAAGAAGTACGATAATGCGTACAACCAGCCGGACAACCATCTTTACAGGGAGAACGATCCGGTAGAAGCTGATCCGGTAAATACAGACCCGAATGATGTTGGCAACGAGACTACTCCTGTAGATGATGTCGTTGAGGGTGTTTCCCGTATCGAACAGGATATGGAGGACATTCAAAGTGCCGGACTTGAGGGTGACGAGCTTGCTGCTGCCCTCGATGAGGCCACCTTCACCTTCACCGCCAAGGACGGTCTTGACTACACTGTTGCCGGACGCCCGGAGGGTGACGGCGAGTGGAGCTACAACGTCACCGACCTTGAGGGAAATGACGTTGGCAACTGGATTCCGAGCAAGTACGATTCCGCTGAGGAAGTCGGAAAGGATATCCACAAGACTGTCAACAAGATCCGTTCCACAGACCCGGCAAAGAATAGCCAGTCTACGGAACCGGCTGTTGTTGAACCGGTTGACACTCCGGCTGCTCCGTCATACAATGAGAACGGTCTGACTGCTGAAGAGCAGACAACCGCTGACGCACTGACCCGCATGATTGCACGTGCGGAGTCTCAGGGTAATTTTGAGAAGGCCGACCAGCTTGCCAATCAGCTTGCACAGATGATGCGTGCCGGTGAAGAGCGTAAGAACGCACCGGAGCCTCAGCCTGCTCCCAAGCCGGAGCCGACTGCAACGGCACCGAAGCCTGTAGAGGCTCCTGCCGCTCCGAAACTGACTGAGCCTGATCCGGTTGATGCTCCTGCGTCCAACACCGGACGCAAGTCCACCATGGCGGACTGGAAAGACTCGATTGAAGAGCTTACCTCTGTGCTTGGTTCCGAAGAGATCAAGAACGCCGGTAACTACATCACTGCTGCTGTTCAGAAGATGAACGGACTTGATGGTGCCCCTACGGTCGTCTCCAAGGCAGACTTTGACGCCCTTCCGGGCAAGAAGCTCTACCGTGGAGTGTCCTCAGAGGAACAGGCTAACCGCTTCAACACCGGCCCTAACTGGGTTGGAGAGGGCGGAAGCGGGTCCGGTATCTACACATCCACCAACAGGTTCCGTGGTGAGTCCTTCAAGAGGGCTGACGGCGGCGCTCTTATGGAGATGAAGCTGAATCCGGACGCCAACGTTGCAGACGGCACCGCTCTTGAGAAGGAGCGTAGGGCCGACTTTGAGAAGGCTGTTGCCGAAAATGACGTGGCTGGTATGTTCTTGGCCGAGGGTGATATGGGCCGCTATGCGTCCGCACGTGGCTTTGACGGTTACACCGTTCCTCCGATTGACCCGTACGGTGACGACGAGGAATACGTTGTCCTGACCAACCGTGCCGCTGTCTCTGTGCTTGGTGATCCCAACAAGGGCGGAACGGACGCTGGTACCTCCACTGAGCCTGTCGATACCCAGACACAGGCACCTGTTGATGGCCCGACTGTTTCGGAGCCTGCCGCTGTCGAGCCTGTCGAAACAAGCCACCTTCAATACCTTGAGACGACTCCAGACGGCTTCAAGGTACGCGAATCTGAGAAGTACCCCGGCTACATCGAGGTTGTCGCACCTGACGGTGTGGTGGCGCGTCGTGCCAAGATCTCCGAAGGCGATCTTGAGAACAAGATCAAGTCCGGAATGGACGACGCTCGCGTAGCCTACGAGGACCGCGTTCGTGTTCAGACTGCTAGAGACCAGCGACGTGAGGCAATTGCTGCCCTTACACCGTTCGAACCTATGGAGATCCCTGCCCCGGCAAACGCTTTCCGTACAAGCGACGGCATCCGCGAAGGTGACAGGCTTCTCACCGCCAGCCGCCCTAACGGGTCTGAGGGAGTCATCCAGTCAATCCAAAGCAAGGTTGCTAGGCAGGAACCTGTAAAGTTCTCCGGTAAGTCTGCAATCGTTACCAAAGCAACTCCGATCATGGGTCAGAACAAGACCTCCATCGGAAAAGTTGTCGGTACTCGTGTCGAACTTCAGCACTCTGATGGACAAATCGAGAAGCTTGACCTATACTCCAACCGAGGGGGCACCAGCGATAGGGCTGGTGTGTTCTTGGACACCCCTGAGTTCCGCGAGGAACTTGGGCTAAACAACCCTGCCACCAAACCTACAGAAGGACAAAATGGAACAGAATCAGGAACCAGCAACGGAACCCCAGAGCCAGCCGGAACAGAAGCCGATCCCGTCGAAGGACCGAGCGTTTCGGGACCGACTGGTGGGGACGGAGGAACAGATAACGATCCTGCATCCGGGACAGACGGCACAGGTGACGGAGAAGGAACCGGCTCTGGATCGGACACCGGACTATCAGGACGACCAACTCTAAGCAAGGAAGACCTTGACGATCTTCCTGAAGGCGCTGTCATTGTTGACAGTGATGGATACCGTCTTGCCAAGAATGAAGACGGTGAGTGGTACAGCGTAGCTCGCTTCCTTGAGTCAGGTGATAAGGAGGGTCTACCCTCTGAGATGCTTGAGGGAGGCGCTACGCATCCTGAGGACAGTAAGTACGGTGAGGAAGAGTTCGTTCCTGCCGTCAACCACTACATCAAGAACAGCTTCAAGAGCGTCAACGATTACATCCGTAACGGAAATGATTCTGAAGCAGCCACACCGGGTTACACCGATACTGTGATTGATGTCATGGATGACGCTATTGCACATTCTCCTTTGGAGAAGGATACTACCTTCTTCCGTGGCCTCCAGATCAACGCTGCTGAGGCTGAGAAGTTTGTTGCCGGGTCGATCATCAATGACAAGGGATTCACATCCGTATCCTCTGACAAGGACATTGCTGGCTCATTTGCCTACCAGTCCAGCAGACTTACAGGTGTGCCGGGTCCGACTGATCCCGTTCCGGTTGTTCTGGAAGTCAACCTTCCCAAGGGCCACAACGCCCTTGCCATCGACTACTCCAAGATCGAGAACGAGTCGTGGAGCCACCAGCAGGAATCCGTTCTTGCACGTGATTCATCCTTCAAGGTTGATAGTGTAGAGGTTTCTGAGCAGCATGGTCAGAAATTCTATACCCTAAAGGTGTCTCCGGCAACGGAAGAAGATCTCAACGCGATCCCGAAGCCCGAACCCGAGCCAGCGAGTGTCTTCCCTGAGGGAATCATCCGCCGTACTCCGGAGACGGTTCCGGGGGAGAAGTACCCGCCGACTCAGCAGCAGCAGGACGTTATTGACGCCGTTCTCGGTGGTCTTGACACGAAGGTTCAGGCCATGGCCGGAACCGGTAAGACCTCCACCCTTGTTGCGCTCTCACGACGCATCAAGGAGCACGGCAAGCAGGCTATCTACATTGCCTTCAACAAGACTGTGCAGGAGGAAGCTGAAGAGCGCATGAAGGGCCTTCCAGTGGAAGCTAAGACCGGTCACGGTGTAGCTTACCAGTGGGCACTCAAGAATGCGCCTCACCTGATTGCCCGTCTCAACGGTGGTGACCCCACAAAGCCTAAGAAGTTCGACAAGAACGGAAAGGCAACGGACTGGGAGCCTAAGTACACGGTCACCAACAGCGGCAGGATCGCCTCAATGCTGGACATCAACGATGGGGATGTCAAGTCTGAGGGTGGTCAGGATATGCGTAAGACCACGGCTGTCCTTGCTGTCAAGAAGACTGTGGAGAAGTTCGCACTCAGTGACAAGGATGAGATCGGCATCGAGCATGTCCCGGACTCATTCGAAGTTGATGAGGACTCCAAGCAGGCCGTAGTTGACTTTGCCAAGAAGTACTGGGATGATCTTAACTCAGAGACTGGTGACTTCCGCATCACTCACGACGTTTACCGTAAGGTGTGGGCACTTTCCCGCCCTGACCTTACAGACGGCTCCGGTGGCAACAAGAAGGGTGCAAACATCCTCTACATTGACGAGGCTCAGGATACCCCTCCTGTTCTCGCCAAGGTTGTTGCTGACCAGAAGATGCAGAAGGTCATCGTTGGTGACCCGAACCAAGCAATCTACGCGTTCGCTGAGAACATTGACTACCTGTCTGAGGCAGATGGAGACATTGAGCTTCCACTGAACAAGTCATGGCGCTTCGGTCCCGAGGTTGCCGATATCGGTAACCGATTCCTAGAATTCCTAGGGTCCAAGGACCGTGTTGTCGGTGGCGGTGGCGAATCTAAAATCACATACGGTATGGAAGATGCTGACGCAGTATTGGTCCGCACCAATGCCGGTATGATTACAGTCATCCTCGAAGAAGCTGAGCGTGGACGTAGGGTTTCGGCACCGAACGGTACCAAGGAAGATCTTACCAAGCTGGTCAAGACTGTACAAGGCCTGATGGATGAAGATCCGCTGGACTCTCCCCACGATGACCTCATTGGGTTCAAGACTTGGGGACAGGTTCTCAGTGCTTGGAACAGTGGAGATAAGAGCCTCAACAAAATCGTCAACCTCTTCGACGTTGTGGACGCGTACTCCCTCTCACGCCTTGATGCTGACGAGATTGCACGCGCCAAGCAGCGCAAGATGGACAACGCTGTCAAGGCTATCAACATGCTTGTTGTCAAGGTTGCAAAGTCTGAGGGCGTAGAGGTCACAAAGGAAGGTGACCGCACCTACATTACACCTGTCGATGTCCACCCTGACCCTAAGATGCAAGCAAAATGGGAGGGACGCAACAAGCAGTATGCTGTGGAGAACTTCAGTCAGGAAATCGGTAAGATCCGTGCCCCTGAAGCCTTTGACAGGTCTCTTAGCTGGTCTGACCAGATGTACGCGTACCACCGCAAGGGTGGACTTGAGACCATGGGATTCACCAAGGACAAGAGGACCGGTCGCTGGTACACTGATGACGCGGAAGCCGCACAGCAGCTTTCAGCGTACTTCGGTGAATTCGATGTTACCGTGTCCACGGCTCACAAGTCCAAGGGACTTGAATGGGATCGCGTTCGTATCGGTGATGACTTCTTCGTGCCGCGTGAAAACCCGAAGACGGGTGCACTGGAATTCCCTGAGGACCCTGCTGAATACAAGCTCGCCTACGTTGCGGTGACTCGTGCAGCCAAGGAACTCGATCCGGGCGTTCTCGGTTGGATCTACGATCACACCAGCCCTAACGGTGGAGATCCAAACAAGGTTGCAACACCCAAGGTAGATCCTGTAGAATCACCAAAGGACCCAGTTGACACCACACCTACCGCTCCCGAGCCGGTTGATGTAGTAGACCCTGAGCCAGTGGACGTTCCTGCGGAACCTGCACCAGTTGATCCTGAACCAGTTGATGTTCCTACGGAACCGGAGCCTGTCTCTGCGCCTGCTCCTGTGGAGCCTGCCGAGCCAACACCTGTTCCCGGCTACAACGAGAACGGGTACACTGAGGCTGAGCAAAAGCGTGTAGATGAGCTTGAAGCGCTGATCACAAAGGTCTACAAGGGTGAAGCTGAAGGTGATGTTAAGTCACTGGAGAACGAGCTTGACGACTACTACGCAGCCAGCGAGAGCCGCCTTGGAGGTACGGACGTTGCGGAGATCAAGCGCACTGAGCCGGTAGCACCTGAGCCTACTGTTGCCCCTGTGGCACCAGAGCCGGTCAATGCTCCTGCTCCTGCTCCTGCTCCTGCTCCTGCGCCGACCGAGCCAAAGACCCGCACGAGGACCAACATGGCCGGTGTCAAGGTCAAGTCTCTGGACGGTAAGGATCTGGAAGAAGGCACGAAGGTGCGTCACCCGAAGTACACTGGTACAGTTATCAAGGTGATTCCTTCTGCTGGTACAGTCCGCATCCGCAAGGAAGACGGAACTGAGGTTATCGCCAGAGGACACAAGGTCTCTGTTATTGACGAAGGTGCCGATCCGGTACCAGCGCCTGTCGTACAGAACCTCGTAGCTGGTTCTGCCGGTGTTGATCCTGCTACAGGTCTCCCGTACTTCGTGGGACGTGACGGCAAGGTCTACCAGATCGGTGACACTATCTCTCACGCCAAGAAGGGTGACGGAAAGGTCAAGTCGATCTACGTTGGCGCAACTTCTGTTGCGGTTGACTGGGCCGATGGAACTCAGAGCCGTTCACAGGCTAACGCCCTGTTCGGTAAGGACAGCGGTGGGGAGAAGGCTCCTGAGCCTGTCGATCCGCCTGCTGTAGAGCCGACTGCACCTACCGCTCCAACTGCTCCGGAACCTGTAGCCCCTGAACCGGCTCCTGCCCCGAAGGTGAAGCTTACAGGACAGTTCACTGATCCTGAACCTAAGAAGAAGCTTTCGGTCAAGACCGGAATCGAAGGTGGAGATCCGGTTGGCAAGAGCGGACCTGTCTCACCGCACGGTGAACTTCTTCCGGGCGATCCGTCAGACACTATGGTCCTGTCAATGCTGTACCCGACAGGGTCTGTCGTAACGTACCACAACAAGACCGGTGGAGTCAAGTACCGCATCAAAAAGGGCGAAGACTTCATGTGGTATGAGTTGAACGATGACGGCTCCACAACCCCTGATGGATTCCACCAGTACATTCCGGCCATCTCACGTGTCCAGATGTACGTCAAGGTTGATCCAAACGGAAAGCGCGACACAAGGAACGAAGCTCCGGACAACGAAGAGTGGTTGAACTCTATTCCGCTTGGTGGTACTGTCACTACCAACGGACACTGGGACGGCGGAACTAAGGTTTGGACAAAGCTGGCTGACGGCTTCTGGAAGACCGATGAGATGGGTGCCCTGAATGCAGGGGTCACCCGATACAACATCATCGACTCTTCTGGTGACGGCGACTGGAGAACCCCTAACCACGCAGCAGAAGGCTGGGACGAATACCCGGACACCCGCACCCGCCACATGAAGCTCTTCAAGCTCCCTGAGGGTTCTGAGGTCACATTTGCTAAGACTCCTAACATTTCCTATGTGAAGGAGAACGGACGATGGGCTGAAGTTCTACGCGGCCAGCGTACTGGACTGACACACAACAACCTGAACAACTTCAGTGCGAATACTACTATGGCGTTCGTGAAGAAGGGCCAAGGTGAGGCCGTCTCCGTAGTTCCTAAGCGTGAGCGTCCAGCAAGCCTGAAGGGCGATCCGAGGGAGATTCATGCTGTGTTCGGCTCCGATATGGATAAGTACACCGGCATCGATACCCTGTTCCGTGAGTATGACAGGGAGTCGTCACCATTCAATGCATTGAACGTCGATCCTATCGCGGTGCAGAGTCCAAGGGTGGCGGTCAACCAGACTACTAACTCAAGGGGCGAAAAGTTCGTCACTGGTGCTAGAATCTACGACCTTAAGGGTGAATACCTTGGCAAGATTGCCGGGATCATGAAGCCTGAGGTTGCCTACGGTAAGAACACCATCGAAATTCAGCACGCTCGCGGTGACGGACTGTATTCGGCCTACAGAAGGCCTCCTACATACAACCCGGAGAACGTCACCACCGTCCGTACGAAGAACTGGGACACTTCAACAGACCTCGATTTCTCAGGCTACACTAGTGTAGATGAGATTGCGAGGAAAATGAACGACACCTACGGCGGAATGGTGTTTGATCTTGACCCAAGGACGACCGACCTACGTCTCGCTAGAGAATATGCCGGAACTGTTTCCAAGCTGTTCAACAAATACCCAATGCTTCAGGAAAGCATGGCATGGGTAGGAACCGAGGAATTCCCCAACGGAGCCAACGCAGCAGCCCTGTCGTACGGTCCAAAGGATTACGGAGTCAATGGACAGCCGAGCAACAGTAATGACGACCCCTCATACGGACACGTAGGTACGCGAGTCGGATTCAGCACTGCCAAGAGCTACAACACGTTCGTCCGCTTGAAGAAGGAAGGACAGGTAACTCGCTGGAATAACAAGGTTGAACCGGGTAAGGAAGTCGAGGCCACCACTACCCACGAGTTCGGACACGTGCTAGACTACTTCACAGGTGTTATCAGTGAGAAGAAGGTTCTGGAAATGGTGTCTGAGGTTCTGGGCCGTGAGGTCACGAAGAACGACTCCGCTCTGGGGCAGGAACTCTTCAACAACCACATGCTTTCGGGCTACTCTTTGCAGTTTGGGGCTATCTACCCAGTGGAGCTTGTTGCTGAATCCTTCCAAGATGTTGAGATGAACGGTGCGGAAGCGAAGGAACTTTCCAAGCTGGTTCACCAAGAACTCATGAGGCGACTTGCAATTCTTAGCCAGTCTGGTGTAGTATCTGTAAATAACGAAGTAGTATCCATCGACGGGAAGGCAGTATAATGTTGGAGCAGGACGTAACATGGGGTGATCTCAAGGCGATCCATCGTCAGGCGCTGGTCACCGGCTCCCATCCGGACGACATTCTGGCTAACCCTGAGATGCTGGCGCTGTCGAAGACCAAGGGGGATGACGAATTCTACTTCGACATCTCTCCCGAGACAGCCGCCACATTGAAGCAGATCCGCGACGAGAACGACCCGGAGAAGGTTCCGGGCACCGTCTCTGTCACGATCTCCAGAACCGGTGAGGTACTGGAACTGGTCAAGACCACGGACGAGAACGTACTTGTACGTCACAAGGGCCACTGGTACCCGGTCCAGCCGGATCAGGATGAGCCAAGGATCTTTGACCAGACTCTGGCCGATGTCTCCGAGGACTTCGTGGAGTACTGGGACCGTCTGAGGTCACAGGATGCGAAGATCACCAAGGAAGTCATTCAGGACTACCTAGTCTAAATAGTGAAGAGGGCAGTGGAGAAATCCGCTGCCCTCTTTACGTTCCTGCGGTATGATATACTTAGATTAAACTTTTATCACCGCAATCAGGACGGCTTCTGTTGAAAAATGAAAACGATCTTGGATCAACTCTGACCGATCCACTCGCAGCCTTTGCCAACGATTACCACTGGAGAAGCACCAAAGCCAAAAAGCAGCTTCGTGACCGCTTCGGGCGTTGGATCTCTCTGGGAGCCAACGTCCGCTTCCGCATGGACGGCCTAGAGCAGTCTGGTAAGGTTACCAGCGTTGTGGACGGCAAAGCGTATGTCGATCAGAAGAACCGAGACGGCTCCGTTACACAGAGGATTCTTGACCCTAGCGCTATTCGAGTCCTCGCATCGAAGGCCACATTGCCTGAAGACAGTGACAGAATTTATGACAAGGACAACAACTTCTCTAACGTCTTCAAGGGTGAAGAATACAAGAAGGTCATGCAGGAGAACCAGAAGGCATACATCGAGCGTGCAGACGGCTACGGTCTCTCCGCTGAGTACGAGGATACAGCACAGGGAGCAGAGAACAAGCTTCTAGATGGTACAGAGCCTCACGATGACAAGACCGGTGGAAACCCGATCATGTTCCAGCTTTTCGCGCCCGGTGGCCGATCCCTTGGCCAGTATGGCAGCGAAGCAATGGGCGATTTTGACGCCATGGTTGCCGAGAACAAGGGTGAAGCTGACACCGCTCCGGAAGGTGGAGGGCAGGCTGCTCCTGCCGAGACTACCCCTGTAGCCGCCTCCGTTGAGGTTCTGGACGAGGAAAAGCCTTTCCGTGTGCCTGAAGCTGTCAAGAATGAAATCGCTTCCACTATCTCAAGCCTCTCTACGGATCTTCCAGAGGCCGATCTCGCTGTAGCGAACCGTCTTGCTAATGATTCTACTGTATCTCTTTCTGATGTGCAATGGGTGCACGGTTTCTTCTGTGAGAATGACCTCTCAGAACGCCTCCGTGGGGGCTACAAGGGCCGCAAATGGGCTTCGAAGATTGTTGCCCCAACCGACGATGAACTCTACGCACCAGACGAGACAGAGACACAGGGCCACCCTAAGTACCAGTTCGATGATGACACGTTTGCGTACTTCGCCCTTGGCTCCATCCCCGGCTCCACTATCATCAACCGCCTTATTTCTGTAGACTATGAAAGTGGCGCTGTTTACGCATGGACACCGGACGGCTTTGCCATCATTCCTGATATGGACATGGCAGAAGTGGACGAGCCTCAGATCATCCCGATTGACGAGATGACGGCTGATACGCTCGCCCACTGGCTGGATTCCGGCACTGCCGAAGAGTACGATATTTTGGATGCCGACCCGGAAGAGCGCAACGTCTTCTCCATGGCTGCTTCCGAGCTTGACTTTGAGGCACTTGATCGTGCATACACTATCATTGCCGCTGCCGGGGATGGTGTCTATACGCCTGTGGAGCGTTCCCAGAACGCGAAGAAGCAGGGGCGAGGCGCTGGAGGAAAATTCGGTGAGACCCCGGATGCCGCTCTTCCGGCCCAGCCTGAGGACAAGCCTGTAGCAGGGGTCCAGAAGGCCCGCCTGCCTGTTGCGCTGCCTCTCGTGGCCGATCCTGCCGCCCGAGTAGCTGAATGGCTCTCAACGGCGTCTGAGGCCCCTGTATTGGCTGCTGCGGAAGGCCCTGCCGATCCCGCTGCGCCTGCTGACGCTCCCGAGCACACTGAAGAAGATCAGGCTGTCGAGGATTCAGCTACAGGTCCGACCGATGAGGCTCTGTACTTCGCCATCGTAGACGAAATCGACAAGACTGCCGTCATGGATGCTATCGCCATCGTAAAGCAGAACGGCCAGCCGAATGCTTTCATCCGCTCACAGGGGGCATGGAAGCCTTCTCCTGATACTCTAACCATTCTTCAGGGCAACACCCCGCCTCCTGTTGTTGAGCTACCAGATCCAGAGACGGTCAAGACCGTTCTAACTCAGATCGATGCCCACGACTCGGGTACGGATGTTGCTGAAGTTTCCTCAGAGGATGCTGTACAGCCCGGAGAGACCCCGATTGCCGCTTCCGGTTTCGCACTTCCCGATGGATCATACACTATAATTGATGAAGTGGACCTACAGGATGCAGTTGTTGCATCTGGTGCAACACCGGAGCTTAGTGTCAAGGCCCACATCCGAAAGCGTGCACGTGCCCTCAACCGTATGGACCTTGTTCCTGCCGACTGGCGAGAACTTTCTCTAGCCGAGATCGGTGAACTAGGCGCTTCCCAGTCAGTCTATGGTGAGTTTGGGGAAATCATCGTTGCCTCTGGTGTTTCCAAGGGTCACGGACACGGTAATGAAGGAAAGCTCCGCGCCTACTGGACCACCGGCAAGGGTGCCTTGAAGATCCGTTGGGGTACTCCGGGTGATCTTACACGCTGCCACCGTCACCTGTCCAAATACGTTGGGCCTGAGAGGGCGTGGGGGCTTGCACAATCCTACCACAGAGACCTCTTCGGCGTCTACAACCACACGCACGATGTTGCAACCGGACAGTACGTCCCGAGAAAGAAGAAGTAACTTGAAGATCATGCCTCAGATTGACGAAACAGTCGTCAAGTCCCTTGAATATGATGAAGCCATGGTTGCTTCTGCCGCTGCTGGTGCTTTCGAATTCTGCGCCGAGCAGGAGATTGAAGTACCTATCTATACACTAGACAAGGAGCTTGGTAAGTGGGTGGATGACAAGGGCAATGAGCCGGTTGTCGCATCCCTTCTAGCTTCCGCCGTTGATTCCTCCGGTGCCCGCTTCATTATCCCTGTTGCTATCCCTACAGAGACCGCATCAGGTGATGAGCGATCCTTTACTAAGAACTCTATCACAGTCCGAAACCTTCCGCTACCCCTAATGTGGCAGATCAAAACCAGTTCCGGACACGACGGATCAGTAGTCGTCGGGCGTATTGACACTATTGAGGTTTTTGACGACGGTTCCCTTGGAAATGCACGTGGAGTATTTGATGTCGGTGCATTTGGCCGCGAGGCTGAGCGCATGGTACGTGGCGGATTCCTCCGTGGTGTGTCTGTTGACCTTGACAAGTTCAAGGCACAGGTTGAAAAACCAAATGACGAAGACAAAGAGTTGTCTGACAAAAACACCATTGAGAACGAAAAGATTACCGTAAAGGCCGCACGCCTGATGGGAATCACCATTGTACCAAAACCAGCATTTCAGGAGTGCTTTATCATGATCGAAGAAGAGCCAACTCTGGAACTTGAAGCTGCACCCGTTGAGGATGGCATCTACGAGGAAATTCCAGAAGATTACGAATACCAGCTTGCCAGCATTGCTGCATCCGCTGCCCCTATTGTCCCGCCAAAGTCTTGGTTCAAAGATCCGGCCCTGAAGGGTCCGACACCGCTGAACATCACCGATGATGGGCGTGTCTTCGGGCACATTGCCGCATGGCAGACCTCCCACATCGGTATGCCGGGACGAAATGTCAAGCCCCCGCGCTCTGCATCCCAGTACGCATACTTCCGTAACGGTGTTCTCCGTACGGACGAGGGTGACATTCAGGTCGGTCAGCTTACTCTAGCAGGCGGACACGCGTCCCTGCAAGCGTCTGCTGATGAGGCTATCAAGCACTACGATGACACGGCGTCCGCTGTGGCCGACGTTGTTGCTGGAGAA